TGGACATTCTCACCGACGAAAAGCAGCAGGAAGCACAGGCTGAGTATGATCGACTATTAACCGAATTGGAGAAGGTGCGAAAATGAGCGAAAAGGTAAAGGTTACGAAAGAGCAAGCGAAAGCGATAGAATATTTGCTGAGTAAAAAATCGTCATACCACGGAAATATCTCACAAGTGGTGAAAGATCACGCCGAGTGTAATTGTGATTGGTGTGGGGATTCTAGCTACATAAATCTTATGCCCCTTGATACCCTCATACGTGCGCTATACATCGGCTACGAGGTGGAGAAAAGCAACGAGGAAAAAGCGGTTGAGTGGATGGTTAGAAACTCCGCTTTTACGGGCGCGAGATGTGAATGGTACATCAATAGGATAGCCAAAATCCTAAACGGAGAGGAACCAGACGCATGAAGCCAAAAAAATATCCATTCTGGCGTTACTATTTCGTTTACAAGTGGGAAAGTCTTGCTGATTGGTACAAAGCTAAGTTCGGTTGGTATTGTAGTGGGTGCGCCAAACATCATAGTAACCGCACGATGAGCAGGGATAAAGCAACTTATGGCGCTGTGTTTGGATACTGTTCCCTCCATTGGGGCGACAAATGAAGCGGATCGAGAACGACGAACAGTACCACAAGTCGCTAGACTGGCTTGTAGAGCGTTCAAAGATGCTGGCTAACCCTTTACTCGATCCGGCAGAGAAAACGCGCCTACACGCCTTATACGAAGCCGTAGAGCGTGAAGTGATACGCTACCGGATGCCGCACATACTGGAAACAACAAATTCAGCGTTAGACGCGCTGTTAGATTGAGGTGACAACTTGATTATTCACGGCGATTCGCTGCATGTACTTAAAACGATGCCAGACAACTCCATAGACTCATGCGTAACTGACCCACCTTACGGACTCAGCAAAGAACCAGATATAACCGAAGTGTTGACTAAGTGGCTGAACGGCGAACCGTACGACCATAAACACGGCGGCTTTATGGGTAAAGCGTGGGATAGTTTCGTCCCACACCCTGACATATGGAAAGAGGTTTACAGGGTGCTAAAGCCGGGGGCTCATGCGCTCGTATTCGCAGGAACACGGACACAGGACTTAATGACGATAGCGTTACGGTTAGCGGGTTTCGAGGTTCGGGACGTTATCGAATGGTTGTACTTTAGCGGGTTTCCGAAGTCTATGGACGTTGGGAAAGCGTTCGATAAGCGGGAAGGTGCGGAACGTGAGGTTGTCGGGAAAACCAGATCGGGAATATCAAGCAGAAGCCGCGAGGGTGATTTTATCGGAGGTAAAGCGATAGAGGAAGCAAAACATATAAAAATAACCGCACCAGCGACCGACCTTGCAAAACAATGGGACGGATGGGGAACAGCACTGAAACCCGCGCATGAGCCGATTATTGTGGTACGCAAGCCGCTTATCGGTACGATTGCCGATAATGTTGAGCAATTCGGCACAGGCGCGGTAAATGTTGATGGGTGCAGGATAGCGGCATACGACGGACAAGACCGAAGCCGACCACCGAGGACAGAAAACGCGTGCGGCGGGAAGGGGACAAACACAACCGCAAGTGAACACAACGAAAACGGACGCTTCCCCGCAAACATCGTAACCGTTGAGCCTGACGTCTTTTTCTCCAAGTATTGCAACGTGACACCAGAGGAATTGTGTAAAAAGGCGGGTAAGCGGGATAGGGGCGAGGGGAATAATCATCCAACAGTTAAACCATCCGATCTTATGGCGTGGCTTGTGCGGCTTGTAACGCCTCCAAAGGGAACTGTTCTTGATCCGTTCGCGGGTAGTGGTAGTACGTTAGTAGCCGCTAAACGTGAAGGATTCGAGTACATAGGCATAGAACAAGAGGCTGCATACGTTGAAATAGCCAAGGCTAGAACAGAAGCAGCAGCAACGAATGAAGAAGGACAAATTACATTATTTTGAGGTGAACACATGAAAATCACGATAGACAAGCAGCAACTTTTAACGCCACTTGCTCAACTATCGAAGGTGGCGAAGAGTAAGACCGTCGAAGTGTTGAACGGGATATTGTTCGAGGTATCACAAGGGCAAATTTTCCTAACGGCTGGAAATGGTACGATGTACGTCAAAACGACAATATCGGACGGTGTAACCACTTTTGACGTAGACGCGGTAGTTATCCCCGCTAAACAACTATTCGAGATTGTCCGCAAGGTTGGCGACACGCTAGAGATTAGCGCGAAGGGTACGCAAGTAACCATCAAGAGCGGTAAAAGCAAGTTCGAGTTATCCGGCTTAGACGATGAAATGTACCCGAAGCAGCAGGAACCAAGCGGAAACTCGATAAGCATGGAAGGATCGGACTTAAAGCGGCTTATCAAGAATACAACCTTCGCTTGTGCGACAACAGAGAATATGCCAGTTTTAACAGGAGTGTTGTTCCAAGCATTCAAAAACGAGATAACCGCCACAGGGTGCGATAGGCACAGGCTTTCTAGTTTGAAAGTTGGTGTCAAAGGTATGACCGAACCATTCCAAGCAACCATTCCGGCTTCATCCCTTGAAGCAGTATCGGACATTGTGGATGATGACGAGGAAGTAAATATTATTTTCGCCAACAACCAAGCGGTATTTATCACAGACCGCGCTACGCTCGCTACAAGCCTGCTAGAAGGCTCTTACCCCGATACAAGTAAACTTATACCGACTGACTATAAAAGTGTCGTGACGGTGGCTTTACGGGGCTTACATGACGCATTAGAAAGAGTGGGCATAGTCGCCAAAGATAACAAGGCTAAAATCGTGAAAATATCGGCATCAGGTAAAGAAGCGGAAATATCGTCCGCGAACGAAGGAAGCAAGGCAAGCGAAGCGTTAGAGGTTAGCGTTGATACGGGTGAAGTGACAGCGAGTTTTAACGTAGAATACGCTTTAGAAGCGTTGAAAGCTGTGGACGGTGATAAGGTGCGGATATGCTACAACGGCTCCATGAACCCGATCATACTCAAAGGTGACGACGAGAACGCGGTACAATTGATATTACCATATCGTACAACGAGTTAAGGAGGCTTGTTGAATGGGGCGGGACGGTAGTAGGAAACGTTGGACACCGGAAGAAGACGAGCGACTAATCAGAATGCGGCAAAAAGGCGGGTTAACAACCGAACGGATGGCAAGCGAACTTGGTCGAGAGTTTAGCAGCGTAGAGAATCGGCTTCGATACTTGGTGCAGATACGCAGAATCGAGCCGATGAAGCAAAAGGACAGGGCAGCTTTACGCGGTCAAGAAGTGGATCGGAGCCAGTTTGGGTTAACGGTTAAAAGCATGTTAAAAGCAGCGCAGGAAATACGCGACATTCGTTACATTGACGAGGATTACACACCGTTAGGCGTGACGTGTAAATATCCTGAATGTCACTATACAGCGGTTAAGCGGTTCGCACTCGTTCCCCTTTGTGCTTATCACGAAAGAGGGATTAGAACCGAGACGATGGACTATTACAATGGTAAAATCGGATTCGTGAGGCGGGAAGAATACCATAAAATCATGAACCGTGTACCGTGGCGTAATAAGTTCCACGAGGAAGAAGGGTTAGACAATGACGGAACAGAAATATAAGAATAAGTTTTCTGTTCTACTGCCTGATGGAACAATCCGAAAGGTTGAACGAAAAGACGCTGTAATGAGTTTGTACGCACCGGGAACAATCATTTTTGATAGCGAAATGGAGTTAAAGTTTTACACGGAAATCCTGCTCCCACGTATCAAAAAAGGGCTTATAACGGTTGAATTACAGCCGAAGTACATACTACAAGAATCGTTCGAGAAGTTCGGCAAGAAGCATCAAGCAATCACATATAGCCCTGATTTCAAAGTGACTAAGCGGGATGGGGAAATCATCTGTTACGATGTTAAAGGGTTCGCAGACCAAAAGTTCCCGATTAAGCGAAAGTTGTTTGATGCTCGTTATCCTGACATTAGGCTAGTGGTTATGAAGCGTATAGTTAAGTTTGGTGGATGGCTGACAGATGAGCAGTACATGAAGGCAAAACGAGAAGAAAAGAGGGGTAAAAGTGGCTTGGTCTAATGCTTTAGTTATAATTGTTTTTATTGTCATGACTGGCGTTGTATTGGTTCAATGGCTTGACTACAAGGAAAAAACCGAATGGAGGAAAAAAGGATGAACAAGCACTATAAACAGGTGCAAGAGTTTCACAAGGCATGTTCTATTGATATGCCGAGTAAGCCGACAATGCTCAGTAAAGGCGACCAAGCACAATCAATCGAGTGTGTAAGGTTCGGGCAGAAGTTGGAACACATCTCGAACCTGATGAAAGAAAGCGAATTATCATCCCCCGTACTCGTTAGGGCCGCTTATATGCTCGAAGAATTGTCCGAGTTTCTATATGCTGAAACTATTGAAGATCAGGCCGACGCACTTGGAGACATAACTTACTTCAACGTTGGAACACATACGCTTATGGGCTTACCTCCTGAGCAAGTTTTCGACGAGATTCACGGCGCGAATATGCGTAAAGTGGTGAATGGTAAGGTACTGAGAAATGAGTTAGGGAAAATCCAAAAGCCCGAAGGTTGGTATGGGCCGGAAGGTAAAATTAAAGAGTACATCGAGAAAAGAATTAGATTAAGTGGTGAAATAGATACACTGTTTATCGACTAATCGTTATAACGTCCATAGGACTTATAAAATAAAAAAACGAAAGGGAGTGACAAACATCAAAAACGAATACGAAATAAGAGGCGATACAGCGGTAATTTTTATTAAACGGCGGGACGGAACGATATTTGAGACGGAAATTTCGATTAATAAACTACAATTTGTTATTGATTCTTACAAAGGTAAGTGGGCGGTAAATTGTTGCAAACAGTATGATAAATTTTATGTGGTCGGTTCAAACCGATCCGCTAAGAAAATACATTTACACAGACTTTTAACGAACTGCCCAGATGGTATGGTTGTAGACCACATAGACGGAAATTCGTTAAATAATAAAGACAATAACTTGAGAATAGTCACGCAAGGGCAAAACAGACAAAACATAAACGGGTTGCAGAAGAACAACACGAGCGGGGTTAGAGGGGTTTCTTGGAATAATTCATCCGGTAGGTGGCAAGTGCGGTTTAGAATCAATAAAAAGGATATTAACGTTGGGTATTACATTGACTTTGAAGAAGCTAAAAAAGTTGCTTTAGAGTCATTGAAAAAATATTTACCATTCGCAAATTAAAAGGAGATAACGACATGAAAACGAACATTCGAGCAGGATTCAAGGATTTTAAGATTAACAACAAGGGAGAAGCGAGTATCACACTCACCGTTAAGGCGGAACTGACAGATGAGCAGATTTTGGCACTCCACAAATTGAAGTCGGCCGGGGTTGTGTTCACAACCATTAGCAGCGCACAAACGGACATTGACGATTACGAAGACGAGCAGCCGGAGCCGCACCAAGGTATCACATACAGCGTAGACAAAAACGGCAACGTTGAAGCCGATCCGAACCAAGTGACTTTTGACGAGTTGAAGACGGTGGACGAGTTGCCTACTGACGAGGTAGCGCAGAAGCGCAAGAGACGCACGAAAGCTGAAATCGAAGCAGATAAAGCAGCAGCGGTGAAAGAAGTCGAACAGGCGAACCAAGAAGCGGCGGCATCGGCTGACCTGTTGGAGCAAGCGAAGGAACAAGCGGACATGGGCAAGGAAATGTTGGACGAACTCAATCCTGAACTTCCGTTTTAAGGTGGTGCGTTGTAGACCCATTTTGTGCAGTAAGGAGGGAACAAAGTGAGTAAACTCGATGAATTGATTTCTGAGCTTGATACTGCTTGCGGCATGTTGCTAGTCGCGTCGATGAAGGATAGCACGGTACGAGCGGCGATGGAAAAGATTACGATGGTGTCTATAGAATTGGGCATTATCGCAAGCGAACAGGAGTAAACAAACATGCTGCACATCACGACGATGACGGAGTAGGTGAACGGAGTTGAAAAGATTATTGTGTTTGCTTTTCGGGCATAAGCCAGTGAGAGCACAAGAAAAAGATATGTTCGGTTTCGAATACGTTTGGCAGAAAGTTTACTGCAAACGATGCGGTAAAAGGCTCGAATAGTTACTGCACATCACGACGTTGAGGCGTAACAAATGAACATAGAAAAAGCCCCCATTCTCAGGGGGCTAACCTTAATTTAACACCTACATTCTAACATAGGTGGTGCTAATGTGAAACGGGATTTACTGTTCTACCTTCCACCCATTGACGAGCGCAAAACTAAGGAAGCGGTAGAAAATATACTTAACGAATGCTTGATGTACAAGTTAACCGAGTTTGACCGTAAAGAGGCGACCATAACACAAAGCTACACAGCACAGGAGAGCCAACGTACGAACGTCACAAGCGATCAAACCGCTAATGTGGCACTATATAACGTCCAAGAGGAAGAACGCCGGAAATCGGTCATTAGGCGCGTGGAGAGGGCAGTTGAGACGAAGCTAAACTTTAAGCAGCGTCAACTTATCAAAGAGCGATACCTGACCGCGTTCGGGACGTATGATCGGGATGTGTATTACGGCATCATGGAAATTTCACCTATGACGTACAGCAAGATACGTGAGCAAGCCTTTCTAATACTGGCGGCAACACTTGGGATATACGTGAAGAAGGAGGAAACGACATGAAACCATACATTGAAACGATGCTGTTACGTGAGCGAAAGTCTATAGCCATTGATATAGATGTGCTAAAGAAGTTGAACAAAAAAATATATGACCGGATGGAACTATGGGACTATACCGATGTAAACATGCTTGAAGCGTTGAAGGAAAAGTATCCGTTTCAATTCGCTGAAAAGGGAAACACGCTAAACGAAATTAAAATTACACGACGACTAGCAGAAGAAGCTAAGAAGCAGATAAACGCATTGGTGCGAAAGTATATTGATCCCCGCAATTATGAGCGGTTCAGAGACTAAATAAACGGAGGTAGCAACTATGAAAAGATGGACGAAAGCCGACGATAATAAGATTCTGAAAATGTACAGGGAATACACAACAACAAACCCTGACGCACCAAAGACGGAGATATTTAAATCGATGGAGAGTGAGTTCGGGGTTAATGGGATAACGGTACAAGCGAGGTACTACAGAATAATTAAAATGAAATCCATCATATCAACGGCTAAGAAGGTAACGAATATAAACGAGGGGAAGTATCAGGAGTTTCTAAGCAACATTATTTCCATGCAGGAAGCATACTCGGAGATAATAGCAGAGAATCAACGGTTAAGGAATCAGGTAGAAGAACTAGAGAATAAGCTTAGCGACTACGAGGTATTGCAGAAGGTTATGGAGGAAGCGCGGCAAATTGTGATTAAACGGGAACTAGGCGAACACGAAAAGCCACGGTTTAAGATGGATCAGAACGGTAATTTAGAGCGGATAGGCTAATCTATAAAATATTTAGTATTTTTTTGTAAATTTACTAGTAACTCTTTGCTTTTAGGCATGATATATTTATACCATGGAAGATTGAGAGAAGGACACCGAGGGGCGCAATGGTGCGCTAACGAATGCGGCTAGACCGACATTGACACAGCGGTTAAAACCTTTCTCAGTCTTTCGTATCTCTGGGGCAGACACCACAGGGAACCTAGCCAATCCCGCTCTGACAGGTGGCACCTGAACAATGTGGTTTCTATCCTAGCGGGGTAACAATAAAGAAGGTGATAAGATGATGCCAAACGCAATAGGCAAAAAGTACACGAAAAAACGGTGTCAAATCTGCGACAAGATGATTTCTAGCAACTATGAAAAACGGCATATGATAGAGCATGGTCTAGATACAACGAGGATGGATATGTCAAACCCTTTAATTTTGGACGAATTTTGGCGCAAACACTACGAAAAACGGGATTCATTAATAAGAAAAATGGCCGAATTTAACAATCATTCGCTAGACTTCTTATTATAATATAATACGTATAAAAGCGGTGCGTAGCAGCGCAACCTATTTGTTATTGTTCTTTACTGCTGCTTATACCGAGAACGGTTGGAGGATAGCCCAACGACACGAGCCTAGAGCAGTGGAGTAACGGTATATTGATGGTGGCAGTTTATATATGCGTATCCGTGTTGGTCTGTTGCGTTCGCTATACTAGGTAACGGCGCAAATGGTGGGGGTTAGATTCCTCCATACGCTTCATACCATGACGGTGTTCCGGTAAGCCGTGGGACTAACGAACCCACGAACAGCGGTTCAAATCCGCTCACTGTCCAATCGCCTCCCAAGGGCAACAATCGCCTCTTATGCGTTCCTAACACCAATAAAAGGTGAGTGGTCAATCAGCGCATGAGGGGCGAACCTAACCAAATACCCGCTTAACGGTGCTTTACGCGAAAGTACCGATACAGAAGCCATGCGACTCCTAACGCATGGTTTTTATTATGCCTAATGAGGTGCTAAATGGACAATTTAGCGGTTAGCTTAGTTGTTTGCATCGTGGTTATAGGGCTATCTTTGTATTACATAAGCAAAGATTACAAAGACGGTTACGAAGCGGGTGACGGTGAATAGTGTCCATTCCTTTTAGTGCTGATGATTGGATTAAGCGCAGAAGACCTATAGAGGCTCCTGTCACGGTTAAACGCATAGAAGACTACAGCGACGAGGATCGGGCTAGATGGGCTAAATGTACGGGACATATCAAAGATGCGGAAATACGTACATTAGCCACACAGACGAAGAAAAGCACGACTTCCGGTATATTGCGCGGTGACAATAGCAAGAAGGACATTCCATGGTGAGGGTTGATAAACGGTGAGTGATGAAGTATTAAACAAAATTATTAGGAATCAGCATGAAATGCTTGTTAATCTTAATGAGCAATTAAAAATATTGACTGATACAGTGAAATCACAACAAGAACAAATCGAACAGTTAACTAAACTCGTTATGTGGCATAGATAATTCAACGCGAAAGGATGATGTTTTATGAGCGATCAGAAGAAGAAAGGAGGTATAAAGCCAAAACCGAAAAAGAAAGTAGGTAATCAGAGTAAGTATGAAACGCATGTTAAGCCGTACTTGGAAGAGATAAAAGGATGGTATCGAAACGGATTGACACATGAGCAAATTGCCGAAAATTTGGGAATTGCGACAAGTACGTTAATGTTACATAAAACCAAGCATTCGGATTTGTCGGAAGCTCTAAAACAATCGGGTCACATGGCTTTAATGCATGTGGAGAATGCTTTGTTTAAGTCGGCAACAGGCTTTTATCATGATGAAGTAACGGAGATTTATGACGCTGATGGTAACTTGAAAGAGCGGAAACGGGTTAAAAAGTATCAACCGCCAAACACAACAGCAGGGATTTATATAACGAAGAATAAAGACCCTAAGAACTGGCGGGATCGACACCATGTGTTCCAAACGTCAACAGTGACACAGCGTAAAGATTATGACAATTTGTCTGATGCTGAGTTAGAAGCGGAATACAATCAGTTAGAACAGATTGTGCCTGATGAGATAGAGGAAGGGGGCGAGGTGCATTGAGAAAACCGCGACAAAATGTAATTGTTTTGTTTGAACGGTTTGTTAATATGGACGGCATGGGGAAAAGGGAAGCCGTTTCTTATATATCAAATGAGTTGGGCATAACGGAAGATAAAGTAATTGAATCATTAGTTAGTTATTACGGAAATAAAATTTTATGATTATACGCGGCTTGCTTTGTGCCTTTATCCTCGAAATATGCTTGATACTGATTGTCTACGCTATATATAAATTGTGCGGCGGGTGAGGTTATGACGGAGTTTGATATATGGTCTTCTGCAATGCTTATATTCGCGGTGATTATCGGCGTTTACGGCATTAATCACTGTATAAAATATAAACTTTGGATAGATGCGATTGGAATGTCCGTCATATTAATATTTGCAATTGTGGCTGTGGGGTTTGTTATATGGCAATGACCGAAAAACAAAAAGAACTAGCTTATCACAAAATGATGTTGTTACGCCAAAAGGCGATCCGGTACGCTAGGAAAGACTTTTGGACGTTCTGTAAAATAAACAGCAAAGCCGATCAGAACTTTTTCACTGAGGAACGTTGGCACCTTAAACTTATGACATGGGTACTTCAAGCCTTGTATGAGCGGAGATTGACTAAAGCCACTTTTACTAAGGCTTGTTCTCATATATGCCCTGATTGGTTCATTGAGACAGACGGTTATAAGGAAATGGTTAGCCGCTTGCGTGATGACTATATCTACACGCGAATGATTATGAACGAGCCTCCAAGGATAGGTAAAAGCCGCACACTCGTTAACTTCACCAAGTGGCTATTGGGCGTTAACGTTGAAAATCGGGTTATGACCGCATCTTACAATGACTCGATGGCTCAGTCGTTCTCACGCTTCACACGTGACGGTATCATGGATGTTAAGACGTATCCGCATGAAACCATCTATAACGATATATTCCCCGGTAGCGTGGTTTCTAGCGGCAACAGCAGCTACAAACAATGGGCATTAGAGGGGCAGTTTTTCTCTTATAAGGGCGTAGGTGTTGAGGGTTCCGCTACTGGATCGGGTGCGAACATTCTTATAGTCGATGATCCCATAAAAGACGCGGAAGAAGCGTTAAACGAGAACAGGTTAGAAACGATATGGACTTGGTACACATCGACGTTTCTCAGCCGTTTAGAGACGGATAAGAACACTGGAAAAACACCTATACAGATAGTTAACATGACTCGTTGGGCATCCGGTGACATATGCGGACGCATCTTGGGAGACGAGAAGAACAAAGGCTCCGAGGCAGACGAATGGTTCGTGTTTAAGCTCGAAGCGCGGTATGGCGATAACATGCTGTGTCCTTCACTCTTGGACGTGGATCGGTATGAGTCACTTAAAAAGAATGTGCTACCGGAGATTTTTTATGCGAATTTTCATCAACAGCCTATCGACTTACAAGGGCGATTGTATAAGACGCTTAAAACGTACAAAGAAGTGCCGAAGGATGAGAACGGCAAGCCGCTGTTTGAACGTATTATTGCTTACACGGATACGGCTGACACCGGAGAAGACTTTCTCGCCTCTATCGTTGGTGGTGTTTACAACGGTGAATTGTATGTTACAGATGTACTTTACACCAAAGAAGGCATGGAAGTGACCGAGACAGCAGGAGCCGACATGCTGATTAAAAACAATGTGAACTATGCTCTTATAGAATCAAACAACGGCGGCAGAGGCTATGCAAGAGCGGTTGAACGCATCTTGTGGGAGAAGCACAGGAGCCGCTTTTGTGTTGTGAAATGGTTCCATCAAAGCGCAAATAAAAAGGCTCGTATCCTTACTATGAGCAACTTTGTACAGGAACATGTATATTTCCCTGTGAATTGGGCTGATAAATGGCCTGACTTTTATCAAGCTGTCACAACGTATCAAAAAGAGGGCAAAAACAAGCACGATGACGCAGCAGACGCTATAACGGGCATATGCGAGATGCTACAGAAGAAAGGATTCGGGTTGGGTGTTGTTACAGTGAACTTATAAAGACAATCGGAGGTAATTATTATGTTTTCGGGTTTAGCTGCTCTTTTTATAGTTATGTCTATCGTTGGTTTTGTTATTTGGGGCGTTAGTGCTTATAGTGATGAAAAAACGCATGTGTGGATCAAAGGCGGCTCTTTTTCCACGCTTATCATCGGCATTATTTTTATCATTCTTCACTTTACCATAACCGCACAGGGAGCAAGGGCATTAAAGGATTTCACATCCAACACAACAGGCGGGTTAACGCGAACTGTTGAAGTGTACGACATGACTGGGAAGTTGATCAAAACATATGACGGTAAAATCGATGTTAAAGAAAATGAATACGGGAACAAGGTTCTTTTTGACCTAAACGGAAAGCGCACAGTCATTTATAACGCTACTGTTATTGTGCAGGAAAAATAAAGGGGGCTGAAACGTGCTAACAGACTTGTCATTCCTTAATATCGGGCAATCATGGCCTCCAAAGAGTGAAATAGAACGGCTTGAACTCATCCGGCATAACAAAGCCATATTCGAGGGCGAACACGCATCCGAGTATCACGAAGCGTTCAAGCGAATAGAACGTGTTGTCGGCAACTTTGAGAACGTGGTGTCTTATGCTGCCGTTATCAACTATCAGCGGCTATTGTCGCTTAAACAAGCTGACTTGCTCGTGGGTGAGGAACCGCAGATAAAAGCGGGTAAGCACGATAGTAAAGAGCAGTTAAGCGCGGATACGATCAAGAAGAACACCAAACTACATCCGAAGTCACACGAAACCGCAATAGACACGAGCCGCTATGGCGACGGTGTAATGATTGTCTATAAAGACGGTGACAAGGGCATGATCGACGTAACGCAGCCGGGAGCATGGTTCCCTGTTGTAGACCCGATGAACATCAAGAAGACGTTGTATCACGTTCTCTGGACTACGTACAACGTGGGCGAAGCGGTATACTTGAACGTCCGTGTGCATCGTGCCGGCTTCTATGATGAGACTGTGTTTTTGCTTGAATCGAACATCATCAAAGAAGTGGTAAGCCACAAGCAGAGCATACCAACGGGGCTTGATGATTTCGCGGTGATTCCATTCCATAATGCTATGACGAGCGACCGTGTTCACGGCTTAGACGATTATAGCCCGCTAGACAGCATTGTGAGCGAGTTATTAGTTCGTGTGGGGCAGATTAGCCGCATACTCGACAAACACGCAGCACCGAGCGTCAGCGGCCCTACAAGCGCACTGGAACGCGATCCGGTAACGGGCGACTTCAAACTTAAAATGGGGAACTTCTTCCCTCGTGATGGTAAAGACGATGCGCCTACGGAATATATCGTTTGGGACGCGCAATTAGACGCTAACTTTAAGCAAATTGAACTTCTGATAAACTCCCTTCACGCTATATCCGAAGCGGGCAGCCACTTGCTAGGGGACAAGAGCGAGAGTGGCGGCGTATTGAGTGGAACAGCGTTGAAGTTGAAACTCGTTTCACCACTCGCTAAGGCTAAACGCATGGCTATGCGCTTCAAGCCAGCACTAGAAAAGGCTATTGTGCTTTGTTCGCAGCTTGGCGGCAAGGATATTATACCGCTTCAAGATGTGTCTATAACGTTCATGGATGGCCTTCCAAGCGATCCGAAAGAGGAAGCCGAGATAATGGCAACACGCACCGGAAATAAGCCTACAATGAGCGTTAAACGGGCTGTGCAGACGTTCGACCAAATGAACGAGGAAGACGCTGAGAACGAACTGAAACAAATCCAAGAGGAAGAAGAAGCGGCAAACCCAATGTTAGGCATTAAAACGCCTTTTAACGGTGAGAACAAGCCGCCGAATGGTGATGAGTGATGAATTGTTGCGGAGTTCCTTCAACGCCTAAAGGGAATGGTTATTTTAAGTGCGAAATATGCAAAGGTTCGCTTCATGACTTGGTTCACCGTCCTGTTGTTGTGGGTGTCGTTGGTATCGGCAGTAAAACGGTGATGAACCGAATCATTGAACTGTTAGAGAAACAAACTTCCAAAGGTCTAGCCAAATACGGACACACTTTAGACGATTGCCCCGATGATAAATATGATTGGCGGCTCATGGCGTTAGAGGAATTGATCGACCTTGTTCAGTATCAGCAAAAGGAAATCATTCGTTTAGAAAGGCTCCTAAACCCGTAAAAGGTGGTGTCCTATGGGAAAAGATGAGTTTACACGTGAAGCAATCGACTTTATACAGACTCAGTTGCTTTCCCAAGAATACGGGATTTTCATCGACGGTGACGCTATAGCGGCTATATTAAACCTTCATATTGCTTATTTGCTCGAATGCGGTATAACATCCATACAACTATGCGAGGAAGTGGACGAGAATGAGCATAATTGACACATTACAACAAGCCATTTCGGAAGCACATTCCCTTGAATCATACAACGCATTGGCTACTTCAACCATAGAGAACCAAAACGGCCTTATCATAGACCTGAGAAAGACTCAAACGGCTAATATTGCACTCCTAGCCGCTTTACGCTTCCAAGCAATCAAAGTACCGTATAAATTCGGTGCTGAGTGGGTGAACGATAAAGCCTTTGATTGTTCGTCGCTTATGCAGCAGATATTCAGCGAAGCGGGAGTAAAGTTACCGCGCACGAGCCGACAACAAGCCGCATTAGGGCAAGCGGTGGACGTTGCTACATTCGGGTGTTTGGTTATCATCGACAGGGATAAAACAGGTGTCGCGGATCATGTCGGCATGGCTCTTGATGATACGTACATGGTACACACCGCAGGAAATCCCGAAGGAATAAACGTGTGCAAGTTCCGTGAACGGTACGCGGGTAAGATTTTAACTATTCGGAGTGGGTTCTTTTGACCAATGAGGAACGCTTAATAAAAGTATACCAAGAAGCACAACAAACGCTGATTAACCTGATAGCCTACAAAGAAGCTCGTGGCAGCGTGACATGGTATCAAGAAACGTTGCTCAAACAGGTTCGACAGGTGCTAATGGAGCTTAACGCCTATTCCGCTACGTGGGCAATGGAAGCTATCAACGAGGCATACGGTATGGGCGCACAGGAGGCGTTTACAGCCCTCCAAAGTATGGGTGTGAGTGTTAACACTCCTGAGACATTTGCGAGGCTGAACGCGCGTGTAATCGCGTTGCTCATGGCTAATACTCAATCGATGTTGTTCAGCGGCGTTTCATTCGTGGGCAGACAGATCGAGGATTCAGTTAGACAAGCCGGATTAGAAGCAGCACAGCAGAAGTTCGCCACAGGTTCAACGGTGCGCGAAATGAAAAAGGCACTCGTGAAAAAGCTCGTGGATCAGGGCTTAAACGGTATTCGTGATAAGCGCGGCAGAATGATTTCTCTTGATGCTTACGCGGCTACTGTTGCACGTTCTACCACGAGAGAAGCGACCAACACTGGAACCATGAACCAATTGACGAATAACGGCTATGACCTCGTTAAGATGAGTTCACACGCCACCACGTGCGCTATATGCGCGGTGTACCAAGGAAGGGTGTATAGTATCAGTGGTAAAAGTTCTGACTTTCCTTCACTTTCTATTGCTTATAGTGGCGGCTATGCAAATATCCACCCTAATTGTAGACACGTCATCGCGCCATATGTTCCCGCTCTTGCAGACGATTTTAACAGTGACTTGGCTTATAGTAACCGCTCCTTTGATATGGAGACACGCTCTAAAACAGCAATCGAACGCTACAACAAAGACCAAGCAGACAAGCGGCGACTCCGATTAGATAGGCAACAATGGGAGCGGTACAAACTCGCACTAGGCGAAGACGCACCCAAGACGCTATCGGGCTTTAGGCGTATGAAAGAGGCTAATTCTCAGCGATGGGTTGACTTGCAATCCGATTATAGGGAGTTCAGCAAACAATGACACGGTTAACGGTCTTACAAACCATTAGCGAGGTTATAGATACCAAGTGTAAAGGATGCCCTAACCGACCCGATAGAACATCTGACGAGTACAGCGCAAAAGATCGGCATTGTTTACAGGTTTGTCCGGTTGGTAAGCAATTGCAGGAGCTTGGTACAATGCTAATCATCAAGCGCAAAGAACAACCTAAAAAGGTTGTCGGTGTTAGTTGGATCGGAGCTAAAAAGAAATGGCGGGTTACTGTTAAAGGTAAGTTCGTTGGTTACTTTGCAACAGAGCAAGAAGCAATCAGACAACTTCAAACGATGGGCCACGGATGAGAGTTCCGCTGGCCCTTTTATATTGCCCTTGTGCGGGTTAAGCACAATCCTTCGCGTGGCGGGTAACACGCTAAAAAAACTAAAAGGATGAGTGAAACGATATGGACTTAAAAGAACTGTTAGGCGACTTATACACACCTGAGATAGCCGCAAAAGTAGGGGATAAGAAAATCGCTGTTGTCAGTGACGGTAATTGGTTCCCCAAGGAAAAGTTCGACGCGGTGAACACTGAGAACAAGCAACTAAAAGAAACGATCAAGACGCACGAAACGCAGCTAGAGACGCTTAAAACTCAGGCGGCAGGAAATGAAGCGTTGCAGAAGCAGATTGCAGACTTACAGGCGGCTAATACAGCGGCTACGGCTGATTTGCAAAAGAAGCTTGAACAACAGGCTTTCGACTTTGCGCTAGAAAAGGCACTCGACAAAGCGAAGGCGAAGAACCCGAAAGCGGTCAAAGCTCTTCTATCCGTTGACAAGGTTAAGATTGACGGTGAAAACCTCATCGGTCTGACGGAGCAACTAGACGCGCTGAAAAAGTCGGACGCTTACCTATTCGGGGAAGAAGAACAGGGCGGCGGCGGTTTCAATCCTCCCGGTGGTACGGGTGGCATGAGAAACCCTTACGACAGAGCGGCTGGAACATTTAACCTAACCGAACAAGCAAGACTCGAACGTGATAACCCAACCTTAGCCGCTCAATTAGCGGCAGCGGCGGGTTATAAACTCTAATACAAAAAGGAGGTCTTTAGCCAATGGCAAAGACACAAATCAGTGATGTAATTGTTCCTTCTAAATTTAATCCTTATGTAATTCAGCGCACAGCGGAACTGTCCGCACTCGTACAATCCGGTATTATTTCCAACGATCCACAATTGGACGCACTCGCTATGGGTGGCGGCAAGTACATTAACATGCCGTTTTGGAATGACCTGTCCGGTGCTTCCGAAGTTCTGAGCGATTCCGGCGCATTGACTCCGGCAAAAATCACTGCTGACCAAGACGTTGCTGTGCTTAACCTTCGCGGTAAAGCATGGAGCACAAACGACTTGGCTCACGTTCTCGCGGGTTCCGATCCTATGGCGGCTATTGGCGACTTGGTTGCTGACTATTGGGCGCGTGACCGTCAATCCATGCTGAAATCCATCTTGTCCGGTGTATTCGGCGCGGCTTCCATGAGCGGCAACGTTCACGACATTTCCGGCGAATCCGGTGCTGCTGGCGTTATCAGCGGAACAACGGTTCTCGACGCTAAACAGTTGATGGGTGACAGCGCGGACAAACTGACCGCAATCGCCATGCACTCGGCTGTATTCACTAAGTTGCAACAAGATAACCTCATCGAGTTCATTCCACAAGCTGAGGGTAAGGTGAAAATTCCAACATACCTCGGATACCGTGTAATTGTGGATGACGGTTTGACACCTTCGACGGGCGTTTATACAACTTACCTGTTTGGTCAAGGTGCTATTGGCCTTGGCAACGGTATGGCTAAGAACGCTACCGAGACAGACCGCGACATTCTCGCAGGGGATGACATCTTGGTGAACCGTCAAGCGTTCATTCTTCACCCTCGCGGCGTTAAATTCACAGGTTCCTCGGTTGCGGGTGCTGCTCCGACTAATGCAGAACTGGCTACTGCTGCTAACTGGACTCGCGTATATGAAAACAAAAACGTTCGTATCGTGAAGTTCGTTCACCTTATCGCACCATCGGCTTAATATTTAATTATTCCTAGACGCTTGTAGAGGGGTTTACAGCCCCTCTCAGGCGTTTTTACGTTTGGAGGTGTAAAGTATGGGCGCTACAGCTTTCCAACGTCTACGCCGTGAACAAGCGGCTAGAGAGGCGCAAGAACAGCAACAAGAGCAAACGGCACAAACAAACGATGCTGAAATCATCGAAAAGGCTCTGCGGGACAAGGCGAAATCTCTAGGGATTAAGTCTTGGCACGTTAAGAGCATTGAAACATTGGAGAAGGAAATCGCAGAAAAAGAGGGGGCATAACCATGTCTCTTACTGTTGGCACAGACAGCTATATAAGCGTTACGGACGCGGACACGTATTTCAGCGGTGTCCTTTATCCTGATCCGTGGACAACTACGGATAACGCGACAAAGGAAAAGGCGTTGCGGTTAGCGACAAGGCGCATTGATTCGCTGATGATTCGCGGTGTCAAAGCCGATCCCGAACAAACGCTAGAGTTCCCACGTGCTTTATACTCGCATTCCACAACGTATCAAAACACCTATTTAGACAATCCGTTATCTAATCATTCCATTCGGCGTTTGCCGGGATGGGTCGCAGAAACGGAAGTGGATAACGCGGTGTTGAACGCTGTGTGCGAGGAAGCCTTGGCGCTCATTAAGAACGGCTCAGAGGCGAATAAACGCGAGGAATTGCAGCGGCAAGGGGTAACATCCTTTAGTCTTGGAAACCTCTCAGAATCGTTCTCAGGCGGTTCTACACGGTCATTCAAACTGTTATCCTCTACGGCTATGCAACTAATGAGCAAGTACACTAACGGTGGCGCGGTGATTGTATGATTAGCGCATACATGAACCAAACAGCCGTATGGAAGCGGAAAACGGGCGTTAACGAGTACAACGAGCAATCATTCGCCGCTGATGAAACGATATATTGCCGGATCGAGTACAAAGGGCGCATGGTTCGAGATTCGCAAAAGCAGCAAATCATGAGCGAAATCAGCGTTTACACCGTATCAGCCGTTAAACCTGATGACGTTATTGTTATTGACAGCGTGGAATATCCCGTTTTGACCGTGGCTAATCAAGCAGACTTAGACGGTGATATTCTCTTTTACGAGGTGCGTCTATGAGTCGCCGCTTAAAAGGACTCAGAGAGGTTCAAGCGGCATTCGATGCTAAATTGAAGGAAATAGACGGCAAAGTTACACCGGAAGCCTTGAAAGAGGTTGCTTTCGACCTTCTTGGAAAAGCTGTTCAATTGGCCCCCGTTGATACCGGAGATTTGCGCGGCAGTGGTGCAGTAGACATTGACGAGAATAGCAATACGGCAACGGTAAGCTTCAATACCCCTTACGCTGTACGCCAACACGAGGAACTAGAGTATAGGCATCCACAAGGTGGACAGGCCAAATACTTGGAGCAACCGTTCAAGGAAAACGCGGACAAGTATATCAAACATCTAGCCGCAAGCGTTCGGAAGGCGGTAGACTAAATGGCACTTATCAACGATATGAAATCACTCCTAACGGGCATTGAATCAACTATCTTTGTTGGTGAAATGGGCGACACTCCCGATAATTGCCTGTGCGTGTATGCAACGGGTGGTTTCCCCCCTTCTCACTCATTTGATAGCAAATACGAGCAGCCGACATTCCAAGTTCGTATCCGTAACAAAGTAGCCGCAACAGCCTATGACAAGGCTGACGCGGTTAAAGCTGCTTTAGACGGATTGACCGAACAGACTATTAATTCGGTGAGGTACATTAGCATCTTTCAAATGGGGGATGTTATGCCGCTCGGTAAGGATGCTAAAAACCGTACCGAGTTAACCGTCAACTTTGAAACTAAATTACAGCGATAGGGGAGAGGGTAAAAGATGGCTATTGCAGGAAAAGGCGGCAAGGTAAAAATCGGAGCCGTAACCGTTGCAGAGGTTACAAATTGGTCTATCGACATTGAGGCAGATATGCTCGAAACAACCAACTTCGATACTTCCGGCTGGAAAACGTATATTGCGGGCTTGAAGGGTTGGAGCGGTTCTTTCGAGGCTGAATGGAAAGTTTCGACGGACACAACCGGACAAAAAGCGTTGCAAGATGCGCTTCTTGGTGGCACAACCGTTTCTATCGTTCTTGATGTAAACGGAACAAATAACTATGCTGGATCGGCTTTCATTTCCACGGAAAGCGTCAGCACTCCGGTAGATGACGTTATCACTGTATCGTTCGACTACCAAGGAACCGCAGCACTCACTTACACCTAAAAACTAGGGGGCTTATGCTCCCTTTTTTCGTTTATAACACTTATTAAGGGGGCTTGTCATAATGGCAATCAGCGGCGCAATAGGGGCAATATACAAGGCTTCCGGTACGTCTACAACGTTCACCAATGCGGCTATGACAAACACAGGCGACAACAAGCGATATAAAATCACAGACGCAACAAAAGCCTATTGGGATACATCGGCAGCGGTAACGGTTAAGGTGGATGGTTCGACGGTCACTAGCGGATTTACGATTGAATACGCGGGTGGAAATGTTGTTTTTACCGCTTCCCAAGGCGCATCCGTTGTAACCGTAACGGGCAAAAGTTTTCCTGTAACGGCTATCGGTGGCGGCTATAATTGGTCGGTTGACGTTGAATCCGAACTCGTGGAGTGCACGAACTTCAATAGTAACGGCTATAAGGAATACACTCCATCATATAACGGCTTTAGCGGCTCTTTTGAATCATACTGGCAAGGTGGGACAGACGTTAGGCTTTCCGATTTGGCTAACGAGCTTCTTGTCATCGTGCTTTATACGGACAATACGAGCAACAAAAACCGCTATGAAGGGTATGCAATCATTAATACGAATAGCGTAGATGTGCCGAACGATGACTTGGTACATGATAACTGTGATTTCCAAGGAACAGGACAACTATATTATAGGGCGGGGTAACGATGAGAACTAAAACGGTAACGATCAACGGAAAAAAAGTAACGGTTAAAGAAAGTCGTGTAAGTGAAATAAAGAACGATATTCTTCCTAAAGTGTTCAACACGTTGGAAGGGCTGGACATTAAGGGTTCGCTACAGGATAAGCAAGTAACCGACCTTATCCCGCTGTTTGCGGAAAAGGTGTCCGAGTTCTTCCCCGAAGTATCGGCAGAAGACATTGAGGACGCTTATCCGTCAGAAATCGAGGAACTAGTCAAAGCGTTCATCGAGGTTAATTTTTCTGGGTTAAAAAAAATTTTAATTCCTGCTTTATCTTTGCTCCGAACTGGTATCCCCAAGTTGCAATAAACCTGTCTATTGCGTTTGGCTGGCAGCCTGACACATGGCTTGATATGACTTTAACCGAAGTTGAATATGCCCTAGAACAAGCCGCAATCCACAGGGAAAACGAGGATTATGATAATTGGGCTAGGGCTGCATATATCGGGACATTCGTCCACAACGCGAACAGCAAAAAGAAGATCAAAAAGGTGTCCGAGTTGATAGGCGAACCACCTTCAAAGGTTCGGGAAAAGAAGCAGAAACAAAACAAGATTGATTTGGACAATAAAGAAGCACTTAGAAAACTCGCCCTCGATAAAGGGCTTGATGTTAAGTTTTAAGCTTTTTTAGGGGGTGAGTTAGGGGTGAAAGTTGGGGATTTATTAGTTAAGATCGGAGCGGACACTGGCGACTTAAAACGCGGTGTAAAACAGGCAAAGAGAGAGATTGCAAGCCTTCCCGATGAACACACTATAAACATAAATGTTAACAAGCGTTCGTTTAGAGATTTGCGCTATCTCAGGGAAATAGTGTTAGGCATCTCTATAGCGGCTCCATTAGCGGCAGCGGGGCTAGAGTCAGCGGCAGGAGCGGCTGCTGGATTAGCTTCCGCGCTCGGTACGGCTACGGCTGGAACAATCGGATTTGGTGCGGTAGCTGTTGCGGTTCTAAATGATGTGTTTGACGCTCAGAAAAAGATCGAGAAGGCGCAACAAGACTACGCTAAGGCATTAACCGCTGACGAGCAACAAACCGCACTAGAGAACCTACAGCAAGCGTACATGGGGCTTAACGAGGGGCAATTGGTTGCTCTTGCTTCTCTGCAAAAGTTCCGCAGTTTTTGGGATGGGTTCAGCAATTCATTCCAAGCCCCTGTTATATTAACTTTCGCCGCAGCATTAGAGGGGTTGCAGTACTTCCTTGAAAACTTAGGGCCAACGATCAAGAACGCAGGAACGGCAATTCTAGGCGTATTTAATAAAATGAATGACGCTATGAAGAACGCGGACTTTCAACGGTTTTTTCAATGGCTGGAAACGTCTGTCGGCCCCGCTATAACGTCATTCGGTGATGTGGCTATAAATGTATTTCAAGGGTTTCTAAACCTCCTAGTCGCCTTTCAGCCGCTTTCAGATGCTATGCAAGGCGGGCTAAAGGGAATCTCCCAAGCATTCCTACAGTGGACACAGAATCTAGGTAAGTCTCAGGAGTTCAAAGACTTCCTATCCTACGTTATTGCTGTTGGCCCGCAAGTGTGGACTTTCTTCAAACTGGCTACTAAGTTTGTTATGGACTTTTTCGGAACACTTGCAAGAGCGGGGCAAATTATCCTCCCGTTTGTTAACGTAGTCCTCGCCTTGCTCAATTCGTTTATAGGCATCGGCAAAGGTGCGGAACACACGAGAGCGCGGATAGATGACCTTAAAAATTCAATCAAGTCACTATTGGGCGTTAGCACAGTTGGAGCAGAATCAGCAACAGGGGCAACAACAGACCTAGACAAAGCATATCAGGACATTATCGATTCTGTGGGTGGCATCGGAGCAGAGTCAAAGAGCGCGGGGAAAAACGTTCAAAAGTTCATAGCCGCATTCGATGAAGTGTATCAGGTGCCGGACACCTTGGACGCTATCGACTCGAAACTTCCGACAACAACGCCTAGCACACCTACGACACCACAGCCGAACCCAGACCAAGTATTTGAGTACCCACAACAACAGGGAAAAAGTTGGATCGATAAGTTTTTAGACGAACTTAAAAAGATACCTCCGGCAATTGACTTCCCTAAAATAAATCCTCCCGATCCTGCCGATGGTGGGGCCAGTGGTGTTACTACAGGGGTGAACGGTGTTGTAGCAGCAGTAAACGCTGTATCTCCTGCATGGGGAGCTATGTTAGAAGCGGTAACGGCGGCAAACTCCGAGAACATACCGCTAATCGTGACGGAATTAGGGAAAGTTTCTCTCGCTCTTGCGTTTCCTACAATCTCAACGGCTATTTCGTGGGCTACAATGTGGGTTAGTATGTCCGCTAAGGTGGCAGAAGTAAAGCCTTCAATCATGGAAGGCATACAAGAAATAAAGGTTAAACTCCAAGAACTAACGGCACAGGGAGAAACAACGGAATCGGCATGGACAACCATGCTAAATAATATGCAAGTTGCGGTTAATGCCTACCAACCATATATCTCGTGGGGGCTTGTTTTAATCGCTTTGGATATGGCTAATATCGTCCCTGTTTCGGTTGAGACTAGCACAGGTTTTGCCGCCATGCTTGATGCCATGCAAGTTGCCGTTAACGCTTATCAACCTTATATCTCATGGGGATTGTTTCTCATGGTTCAAAGCTTATGGCAACTACAAACGGAGCAAGCGAACACGGCAGAATCAACGGAAACCTCTTTTTCGAGTATTTATGACTCTATCGCTAAATGGGTAGACAAGGCTATTCCTAAGCTGAATAAGCTCATAAGCAAACTTAAAGAGGCGAAACTGCTAAGCGGTGAGAAACTGCCGAACACATCAACTATAACCGATTATGGAGACGTTGGCCCTGTTTGGGAGCAGACTCCTATGGTCGGCCCTACATGGGAGAAATCAGCAGAGACAAAGGCTCGTGAGTTGCCTGTTGTCGGTGAGATTTATCAAGCATTAGACGTTCTAGCTAATGTCACAAAGCCATTGAGCGAATTTGCACAAGATTACCTTGTCCCCGGTGCTGGAATAGGTGCGGCGGCGGGTGCTGCCGAAATGGGCGCAGCAAATTTAACTAGCAAATTAGCGTCCATGGTGTCAAGCATGTCAGCTAAAGGCGCGGCTGAATCGGTTATAAAAAATGAACTTAGCAAAGTACTTCAAACGATCCTTTCTAGACGCAATTCACCGGAAAGAGTCAGAGAAGCATTAGACAATGTATCGGGCTTTGCTGGCGGCGGCATCATCGGGCGAGATAGCATCATTAGAGCGGGCGAAGGCAACAAACGCGAGGCTATCATTCCGCTAGAGAATGACGCAGCTATGGCTCCATTCGCTGCTGCCGTTGCTGACCGTCTAGGGGGTTCTATGGGCGGTTCTAGCGGTGGCAGAGAGGTATACATCGGCGTAGTCGATACGGCTTCTCTCAAGGCTCTAGAGCGGCAATTGAAGATTATCCGAGTTAATGAAGATCAAAGGGGGGCTAACCGATGAATCTAACCATAAACGGGACTACCATAAAAACCCCCACAAAATTCAACGTTGAACGCTATCCGCTAACTAAATCGGGGCGGGTTGCTTCTGGTAAAATGACCGCTGAGATTATCGCATGGAAACGAAAGTTTAATTTCGAGTATGCATCCATGACAGCTACGGAACTTGCGACCATAACGAACATCATCATAAGCGACACGACATTCTTTTTCACACTTGGCTTTCAGGAGAACGGGGTAAGTAAGACCGCTACCGTGTACCCCGGCGCAATTCCTTACGAACTGTTACGGGCTGACACATGGCAACTCACGGACGTTTCATTCTCGCTAATCGAGCAATAAGGGGGCGCATATAGATGACTGATATAAATACTCTAATGCGTTCGGACACGCGGCAAGTCTTCGCCAAGGTTGAAATCTCATACAATGATCCAACCGTCGATACATCCCTAACACTAAGCGCCTCGGAGACGGGGCGTTTTACATATACCGCACAATTAGCAGATGAAATAAATGCACCTGATTACAAATACTTCTCCCTTCACAACAACAAACTCGATGGAACCTTTCACCCGTTGCCGGGGACAACCTCGGAGGCTGAGTGTGGGTGGTGGGGGTCGCATCTTTCGAGTAATAGTGGGAACCTTGATCCATCTAAATCTAAAAATTTGTTGCCGCATTTCGCCGATTGGGCAATTCATGCAAATGCGGCAATTGACGCTACAAATGATTACAAACTGACGTTAACAACAACAACTAGCGGATATAAGGACAGTACGGTTACTGTTCCAGCACTACCGAATACAACATATACAATTAGTTTCACCGGAAACGGAAGTGTTGCTGTAAATAAGGACAACTTATTCGGAACTAGGTTTCTGAACAAAGATGGAAACTTCACAGGCTCAGCAACATTCACAACCGATTCAACGACCACCCTTTTGTATATTGATTTCTTCAATGGAGCAGGGGCGGTTGGAACATTCACGTTCATTAACCCTCAATTGGAAGTTAGTTCTGTCGCTACAACTTTTGACCAAAAAGTAACCACTCCCGCGCCCGTTATCACCATGACTTTTATCGCTAGACCCGTTTACACGCTAAAGGTTACGGGTGATAACATCCTGAACGAGTATCCGGTCGATTTTGTTATCAAACTTTATAACGCGGCTGACACGGTGGTTTATACCGAAACGGTGACAGGCAACACGCTTGTTTCATGGGAGAAGGATATTGCCGATGTAGGCAGCATTGTTAAGATGACACTCACCATCAGCAAGATAAACAAGGCTAATACTGTCCCGAAAATATTGGAGTGTTATACGGGGGTTTCGGAGACTTACGATTCGGAAACACTCATCGACTTAACCTTGCTCGAAGAACAGGTATACGACGACATGACGCTGCCAATCGGGAATGTATCGTCAAATGAAATCGACATTCGCCTAGATAACATTGACCGACACTTTGACCCAAGGAACACGGATTCACCGTTATACGGGCAGATGAAGAAAAATCGGAGGGTTAAACCATATCTAGGTGCAGACTTGAACGGTGACGGCACTATTACGTGGTATCCGCTCGGAGTGTTCTTCACCACAGAATGGAAAGCACCCACTAACGATATATCCGCAGAGGTAACGGCTCGTGACCGTCTCGAAACGTTGAAACAGCGTGATTTTACGGTGTCGGAAGTGTATGAGAACTATTCACTGTATGACATTGCGGAAATCGTGTTTTTAGACGCGGGACTACTGACAAGGGAGTTTTATATTGATCCGGCTCTATCGTCCGTTACGGTGCCTTATATGTGGTTTGACAGGGTATCGCATCGGGAAGCACTCTCACAAATTGCGGAGGCTGGCTTGGCTAGGCTTTATTGTGACCGCACAGGGAAACTCATACTCGAAGCACAGCGAACAACGGACGCGGCTCTATTTGAGTTCAAAGACGATGAAACCATATTCAGCAGCGACTACCCTTTTGCAGCGGGCCAATTTGTGAACTATGTGGAGACAAAGGTTAATAGCCGGTCAATCAACCCAACACCGGAAACTATTTACCAAAGTTCGGACACGTTGACGGTCAGCGGTTCGACTACTCAGGCGTATACATTTAACTTTGTTCCATGCGTGAACGTACAGCCTCCTATAGTCGTTTCTAGCGGCGTAACCGTTGCGTCCTACACTGTCTATGCTTGGGGCGTTGTCGTGTCTTATATCGGCTCTGGAACGGTTACAAGTGTATCCATAGACGGACAAAAGTTAGAGATTAGCGGCGGCTCTGTTGCGGTTGCTCAGGACACCACGAGCATAAACGAAAACGGCAAAGTCACTAAGAGCATTTCGCATGACTTTATACAGACGTTAGATCGAGCGCAATCAATTTCTGACTCCATCCTAGACGCATACAAAGACCCACGAAACGATATTGAAATGGACACGCGCGGGCATGTATCGCTTCAACTGGGCGACAAAATAACAGCTCCCGGCTTTGACCTCGGAACAACCGATGATTATTACATTGTTAGGCAGGAAACACGATGGGATGGGGCTTTATCCGCTAAGATAAAAGGCTTGAAAGTGTAAAGGGGTGACAATGTGGCATATACAAAAGCAAAATCAACTTGGACAAGCGCGGACGGTGTTTCGTCCACAGACTTAAACACCATAGAAACCGGAATAGCGAATGCGAACAATGAAGCGGCATCGACTACAACCACTCTCGTCCATGGGCTACAGGCTTTAACCGTTGGACAGACTTCGCCACTCAACCCGACATTGTACGGGCGCACGTTGGTTAACATACTGGGAAAGGACGGTAATTGCGAGAGTTTAACGGGGTGGACGCAATCGGGCGGCGGTACAGTAACAGTATCCGCAACGCAAGCGAAACATGGTTCATCATCGTTTAAGCCTAATCCGACAGGCTCACTCCCAAGTTATGTATATAGGGATTACAACTATAAATTGGATACGACAAAACAATATATTCTAGCGGGATGGGTGTACATTGAATCCTATACATCGGGACAGGCGCCCATGTTCCAAATTTACGACATTGGAAACTTGGTTACCGCGCGGTATAGCGTAAGTTCCAATACATCCGCAATCGGTAGTTGGCAACTTGTTTATGTGAAAATCCCGACTTCTAACACCGTGACAACGGATGGTTTTAGATTGTTGGTCGGGTGCGGCGGTATAGGTTCTATGTCAGCCTACATGGACGGCATTCGCCTATACGAAGTCAGCGCCACCGACTACACCGCAATCGGCACAACGTACACGGCTACGTCTCGCCCATCGATTGACGATGTGTGGCCTTACGTTGATAGCGTTCAGCACGTGACGTATCCGGCAATCACGAAGTACGGCAAGAACCTGTTGCCGCCGTTTAGCGAGTGGACGCTACACGCTAACGCAACCGTTACGGAACCGTATAAGTTGACGTTTTCACCATCATCGGGATTCCTGCAAAACACCCTTAACGGTGTCCTTCAATGCGTTCCATCTACTGCTTATACCATGTCAATGACAGCAAGTTCTTCTTCATGCAGGATGGTTATAACTGAATGTGATGCAAACGGCACTTCATTAGGTATAACGAATGTTTTAAGTAGTACGGGGTCGGTAACATTTACAACAAGTGCAAACACCAAAAGATTGAACGTATATTTAGACACAACAACATCAGGCACTTTCACCTTCACCAATCCCATGTTGAACCTCGGCTCCACGGCTGAAACGTTCGAGCCGCAGAACAACGACTACCTCTACGGCGTAACCGACAGCGCAGGACAGCCGCTCAAACTCGCCTCTAACGTAGACGGTACGGTGCGGGATGCGCTTTATTGGCGGGATGGCTTCTGGTACAAGTTGAAGCGGTATCGGGAATTGACGTTGGATGGTTCGTTAACGTGGACATTTGGAGCCGATAACACAGGGTCTAAGCGTGTGTATATTACCGCGCCAACAAACTATTCGGTAGGCTCTAATAGCAACGGTACGGGATACCTTTCTAAATATGATGGTAAAGTATTGACGCAAAAAACGATTGTTAACGCCGGAACGGACTTCACATCCGAGGAGTATTTTTACCTTTACCAATCTGGCTCTCAGTTTATCGGCGTAAATGTACCCGACACAGACAGCGGTTGGGGCGAAACGTACACGCCGAGCGCATCGGAGATTCAGGCGTATTTTTACGGCTGGAAAATGTGGGATTCGACAACGGGCAATTCCGCTAACCCATACAACGGAACAGGCACAAAAGCATGGGTCGCGCGAAATCCTGACGGAAGCCTCAACAACGGAACCACAACGACAACAACGCCAACGTCACAACTATTTTCGGGCTTTACCCCTTACAAACTAACGTACCAACTCGCCACAACGCAGACGGAAGTCGTAAACGTAGAGGGAGCAATCACGCTCCACAGCGGCGGCAATCAAATCGAAGTCGGCGAGGGTGTGATCGTTCGGGAGAGGGCGAATCCTGTTAACGACAGCGGTTTTTACCGTATAGCTCATGTAGGATTTGGGGCGCTCGCTTACCGAAATTCAAAGATTGTTCAAGTATACAGAAATGGCGTAATTGACGCTAAATGGTCTAAAGATTCGGGCGGAAGTGGAACATATGGACCGCAAGGAACGCAACGAGCCTATATCGCTACTTCTGATTACGACTCAACCGCAGAATACACCGTGACCTATCTCGCGTTGGACAAGTATTTGCTAACTTCCGGCTTAAACACCGTCTCAGGAGAGTATTGGACAAACGTGGGAAGCGTAGTGGCGCAGAATAGCAAACAGATTAGCGATATATTCCCGCGATTGGCTGCAATACGGGGGTTAATCAGCCCAACCCCTTTGTTAAATATGATCGTAAGTGCAACAGGGGCGGCGGCAGCATTCTTGGGGCTTATTAAGACGGTTGACGGAAGTGGAAGTGGACTAGACGCTGACGTTTTACGCGGCTTGGTGCCAGCCACGGCAGCAACAGCTAACACGATTGCACAACGTGACGGAAGCGGCGGTCTTACTGTTGCCAGCTTGTCTTCTGGGGCAATAGCTTCTAGTGCTAGCGTTTCCGCAACTAGTGGATTTTCGTGGAACGGTACGACAATGGGGCAAACGCGGCTAAACGGTACAGACCTCGAATACTGGAACGGTAGCACGTGGATTAAGTCGAGCTTGGTTGGCGTGACAAGTTCACTTGCTAACCCCGGCTATACGAAACTAGCTAACGGAATGATTATTCAGATGGGCGCAACAACAACGGGAACGGGCGCGAGCGGAACGACGAAAACTATAAACTTCCCTTTAACTTTCCCAACATCGGGTGTAGCTGTCATGATTGACAACCTTTCGGCTAATGTTCAAATATTCGTGCAGAGTTCAAACGCAAGTTCATTCACTATTTATTACAGCACGACCATTTCCGTCGATACGACATTACAATGGTTTGCAATAGGCTACTAAGAAAGGAGGACTAACATGGACGAGGAATTGCCAATCGAAGAAACGCCAATACCGGAGCCGAAGATATATGCGGCATACGCTGACAACGGCGAAATAAGCGGATTCTACAGGGATGATATTCACACCGTCATCCCCGAAAACACAATCGAAATAACCGCTGAACAGTGGGAAGATTGCCTAACGAGCCATTACAAGTACCTCATCGTAGACGGTGAACTCGTAGAGGCTCCTGTTGTGCCTGTGGACTTGTACAAGCCCGTTTACGACCTCTTAGATGGCAGATGGATAGAAGGGCTTACCACAGAGGAAATAAGCGCTGTAAACGCCCCTACGGCGTTAGAAGTGGCACAGGCTCGCATCGTGCAGTTAGAAGCGGAAAATGTAGCGTTAAGAACACGAGACACCCAACTTCAAGAGGATAATTCATTCATCCTAGAGGTTCTTATAGAAAAGGGAATCATCGAATAATAACAAAGGGAGAGTGTTGAAAATGGCATTAACAGCCCGCGAAAGATTGGTTAGAAGTTACACCATGCAGATTTATATTGACGGTTCGAGGACATTTGCCGGAACGAGTGCAACTTATCACACGGATATTAAAATTTGCGCTGCTGGCTTACTTGTTGCTGATCAGATTCAAGCCGCACTCGATAACGGTTATATCACACAAACCGAGTATGACGAGACAGTTGCTTACATCGGCACACCAGAAGCAGAAGCGTGGAAGACCAAGTAAACCGTTCCTAGCGGTCATGGAGAGGGCGTGGAGCGGTGGACGAGCAAATAAAGGAACTAACCAAGGAACTTATGAACGTCCGTTTAGATTTGCGTGAAATCAGTACAAAGGTTGATGCGATAAAGGATTTGACGCACTCGGTAACGGAGATAGACAAGCGTGTGACAACCGTTGAAGCTTCTGTGAAGTCCGCTCACCATCGTATGGACAAAATCGAGAAGATACATGCATGGATTGCCATGACCGCAATAGGCGGTATTCTCGCGGCTGTGGTGACATTCATCGTAAAAGGTGGATTGGTAAAGTGACCCGAAGAATATCACAAGCAGGAATCAACCTTATAACTTCATTCGAGGGTTGCCGACTAACGGCATATAAGCCAGTACCAACGGAAACTTATTACACAATCGGCTATGGTCACTATGGGTCGGACGTTTACGAGGGAATGGTTATAACACAAGAGCAAGCGGAGCAAATGCTGGCTAATGACCTTGGGATATATGAGGCGCACGTTAATAATCCTGCACTCGTTCCATTTACCGAGCAGCTTAACCAAAATCAATTTGATGCGCTTGTTAGCTTCTGCTATAACTGCGGATCGGGTAATTTACGCGGACTTTGTGAAGGTATCAGCATTGACGAGGTTCCGAACGTGTTACCGCTTTATAACAAGGCTGGCGCCAAGACTTTAACGGGGCTTGTTAGAAGGCGACAAGCGGAAGTCGATTTGTACGTAAAGGAGGTTGAACCTGTGCTAGACAAGGGTGTGTATCAAACCATCTATAACACATGGTTAAAACCATCATGGGACGAGGCTTTCGCGGCTAAAGACACCGCACAGTGTGACTATATCCACTGGCTGGCTATGGAGCTACGTAAAGCCGCAGGAGTGGAGGAACCCGAATGAAAGATAAACTCGCCGCACTCATTGAGACGCGGAAACTTACTACATTCGCTGTCGTGTTTGTTTTCCTCTATATGTCCATTAGCGGAAAGCTTGATGCGAACTTCACGGAAAATGTCATCTTAATGGTTTTAACTTACTACTTCGCTAAGAGTACGGATAAACCTTAATACGTGTGATACAATATAGTTGCGTTACCTCCTATGTACATTCGTGTACACCTTTAGCCCTGTGCCTTGTGCATAGGGCTTTTTTCTATGCCTAAAAATAAATTATGAAAAACCCTAATTTCCCTCTTGTATTATTTTAGTCATTCGCCTATAATAAAGATGTAAGTTAGTTCGGATGGTGAGCAGGGGAGCAACGGGAGTCCATACGGCATGAAATAGGGCATGATAGTACCGCCGCCTGTCTCTTTAACCCGAATTAACTTACAAACCAAAGTAAAGGAGTGTGTTGTAACATGGGTAAGCCTTGCGGAACGTGCAAAGGAAAAGGGTATAGAAAAGGCTACGATCATGTGCAGCACGGCAAATGCTTTACTTGCAGCGGTTTTGGTTCGGTTGAAGATTTCAACAAGCACAATGCAATACTTGCTGAAAAGGCACACTTGCAAAATATCGAAGACACCAAGAGAGAAATAGTCCATCATTATAAAACCGTTAAAAAGTGGGAGGGTAAAAACGAGGGTTCGTTTTTCGTGAACAAAGCAAGGGAAAACGCCAAAAAAGAAATGAAGCGTTTGAGAGAATGGGGCATCACATTCACCATTGAAGAAATTGAGGAAATGTCCAAACAATAGGAGGTTAACCCCGATGCACTACACATCAGACCCTTTCGACTGGTTTATATGGCTCATGTTGGCATTAGCCGCCTTCGCTTTTATCTACTGCGGCTTAACTCACAAGATGGAGGATGAACAGACCGATGAACGCGGACACTCTGACTTCAAGGCAAACGGTCGCTAAACGGCGATTGCTCAGACTCATGACGGACTATCCCCTCGTTAACTCTAAACTCATTTCCGTCAAACTTGGCATAGACCATAAGAACTTCTTTGCAACGCGCAAGGCTAAAGGCTTTCCCGATCCACTCATAAGCGTAGGAGAAACGGAGTTATGGCTCGAAGCGGATATTGATGATTGGAACGCTACACGCACCAAAAAGCCGAATAGCGGCAGATGGAGGAAGAATGATGGTACTCAGGTGTGAAATATGCAATTGCCGTATAAGTAAGAAAGTGTTTGGTTCCCGTTTAACCGCTGCTGGAAAGGCTAAAAATATGGGTGAGTGCGATTCGTGCGCGGATGAATGGAGCGTTAAGTTGAAAGAAATGTTAAAAGATACGGTCATTGTAACTGATGAAAAAATCTATATACCTTATCAAAGTTGGGATGTGAAAACCAATGCAAACGACACGCCTTGACATTTTCATTCAGCAGGAACTGGCGAAGCGCGAACGGGACGCGGTGGTACGAGACGGAGCTATTGAGTATTTACAGCGGTTCGATTGGTCGAAGCTGACGACACTGCAATTATTGGATGCGTTGAAGATAATTTCAGGAGGTGAGGCTGAGTGACTTGTCAACACTGCGGTTCTGCTAGTGGGTATTTTACTAAAGGGTGGGTTTGTGGATCAATAAGAACTTATTTTAACGCAGACGGAACAACCGGAGATAATGCGGAAATGTATTCTTATCTGAGACACGATGAAGGAAAATACGCATATTGTTGTGATTGTGAAAAGCGAATGTTTGCCATAGAAAACAAATAGACCTCCCCGCGCGGGAGGTTTTTTATTTGTACACGCATCATTCACGCTCACACACATACAATGGAATCATGGTAGCATAGCCTTTCGCTTTCAAAGGCTTTAGCCGTAGCGAAAGGACGACAAACCGACATACTTAATGTAATCCATCGTGATTACTTCGCTTTCCTCCGATGCTCCAACACCTCAACCTTATCCTCATGTGGTTGCACCTTCCTAAGTTCATAACCTCCCCATCTAACGAACACAAAGCCCCGTACAGCCGCTTTAACCTTCCGGTAATAGTTAGACAGCACCAAACCTGTTAAGAGGCTACACGCGGCTAATACGAAGCCTTCCATGCCCATAGTTAGCGGATAGTTACCGACCACAAAACCGATGATTAGACCAATGACAAGCCTTTGCATATTTTTCACCTCTTTTTTATTTGTACGTGCATCATTTTAGGTATTCGCCCATAGGATGTATTGTAATCAACAAGATAACAACAGACATTCGGGAGGTGATACACCTTGAAACGGAAAGCAGCACAGAAAGAACGGACATTTTTCCAATTCCGGCTCCGGGAAGTAGATGCAGACTTGAAAGCAGCTATCGACGGTATGAATGGCGAACAACTAGCGAATATGGCTAGAGACGGACTCAGGCTCATGCTCGGTATCCGCACGACTAAGCGAGTTCAAGTGGTAGATGTTCCAATCAATTCCGCTGACGTTCAGCGCACAGAACCACAGCAAGCCCCAAAAGTAAACTCGGTAATAGGGAATCAAGGTTTAGGTACAGCATTTATAGCCCCAAATCATAAAAATAGCAGTATGCAACAACGCAACCGAGAGCAAGCCAAGCGCACATGGTGATTTTCACCTCCGAGATTTAGTGTTGCCACGAAAGGCGGCGATTATTCTGATTTCAACCTTGTTTTTATTGGGTGCTTTCGCTTTTGCTACGTGTTCAATCATAAAAGTGGGAAAGGGTGTTTATCGATGGCTCAAAAAGTAGAGGTTTTACCTTGGGGATATTTCAAGCAGAAGCAAGAACCCGTTAAAATCACATTCACCGTCAAAAACCAAGACACCGTTAGACGCATTAAGAAAGCACTGTACGCTTCCGCAGCGGTATTGGCTGGCGTAACCTTCGCATTCCATGTTGATCCGGCTCTGGCGGCTTCTATGGACTTTACATCGGCTCATGATGCGGTTCCTGTAATGGCACAACAAGCGGCAAACGCGGGAGATTTTGCGGCAAGACTCCGAACGGCAACTGAACCTATACGCGAAATCATTAAGGCATTCGGGCATGAAATCTATGCAATCATGATGTTATGGGGTGGCGTAGAAGCGTTGATCGGTAAGTTTCAACAGGGGATTCAACGGATGAAAGCCAGCACGATTGCTTATATCCTGCTCGTATGGGTTCCGTGGATTGTGGATATTGTCACGGCAACCGCTAATTAGGGGGTATGGCGCATGCGCTTTGTAATGACCGCTAATGGGCTTGCTCCCTCGGATGGTGCATTGATACCAGAGTTAATTGAAAAGGGTACAGAGAAGGCGACAGAAGCCGTAACGATGGCACTAATCAATAAGGGCATCTATTGGGTGCAACACATCGGTTTACCTATGCTGTCCGAGGGTTTATTGGTTTGGTCGATGTTCTGTATCTTAATGGCGATAACGGGCCGTGATAGGTGGATGGAACGCGGTATAAAATCGTTTGTTGGCTTTGTGTTGGTAAGGGTGGCTTATCATGCTGTATGAATGGATTTATGTAAGGGTTGGCGCATATCAATATTTTGTAGTCAACTACGAAGGGGAATGGATGGTGTCATATGCGTTTTAAGTTGCTGAACGGAAAACAAGTTCAAATGGTGCAATATCAGATAACACCGGATCGGGCAACGGACAATAAGAAGGTGCACGACATGTTCCGAGCGTTGTCCACATTTTACACAAGTCCTGTGGATAAGTTACGCGGTAAGGTGTCCGGCTATTTTTGGTGGGACGTTATGATTGATCGTGATTCGATCCGGTTCTATGCAACGTTCCCCGAAGAATGGAAGCGGGAAGTTGTCTCGTTGATGGCTCAAACGTGGGAAGGGGCGAGTATTCAGCAACTACTCTCCCCAGCTTTCCCAACCATCATGCCGATGACCTCAGACGTATGCGAGTTGAAGTATCGACGCTCTGACATGTTCGCCATTAAGACGGATAGGCGCACAGAGCATGAGCCGCTTAACAGCATCCTTTCGGTTGTAGCTGACTTGGAAGATGGAGACATAGCGCGGTACAGCATATGTGCAGAGCCTACAAGCCGCCTAGATTGGCAAGACCACGCGGAAAAGTTACATCAAGAGTTTAGGAAAGGGAGAACCCCAAAGCGGAAGCGGATAAGCACGAAGGATGTTTTTATAGGTGTTGGCGAGTTAGTCACGAATCTTTTGCAACAGGCTCTAGATACGGTTTACACGGTTATAGGCGAACCGGACAACAAAACAAAAGCAACCGCAGACGATGACAAACGTATGATGATGATAGACGGAGGGCCGAGCAAAGGAACCGTAGACAAAGCGAAACTTCCCGTTTTCAATAGCCATATCCGCATAGCAGCACACTCCACAGACCCCACACGACAACGCATCATAATGCGGACGGTTGCGAACTCGTTCAATGACCTCACAGCCGAAAACGAGCTAGAGCGGCACGACTACCACAACAAGCTAAAACCCCACATCATGAAGGAACTCAACACACACCGCTTATCATGGCTAACCCGCTATAACTGGGACGCTAACAAGATGAGCAATGACGAATTGGGTAGGCTGGCAGAACTACCAAGCGCGTACCTACAGGAACGCTATGAACAGATTGATTGCATGGATGAGCGTCAAATTGAAGTCCCGGCAATACTCACGAAGGGAGGCATCCCCACAGGCTCAGTAGAATACAAGCGAATCAAAAAACACTTAACATTCCCAACGAATGACCACGATGTTTTATCGCTTCCCACTTGTGTTATCGGTGGTATGAATGCCGGAAAAACTTTCTTTGCATCATACCGAGCAGCAAAATTCGTTGAACAGGGATTTTCGGCTATTCTGATTGATCCTAAAAAGTCGGAGGTTTGGAACAAGTACATCCCCGATATGCTCCCACCTGAAAAGCGGCAACGGTTTTTAATTGGTGAAGTTCTGCTTGGGTTGGACTTTCGAGAAGTGCTTCATTCTCACAGCGCAAGGAACCGACTAGCACAGATTATCATGCATTTCCTAGCTGATAACACAGACCAAGCAGGAGCACAGACAGCACGTTTTCTCAAAGCGGCTGTACATGGGATGAGGACCGGACGGATAGCCGAAATCATGAAAATATTCGAGGATAAGACATACCGAACTGAAATTATTAAAAGTATGCCCGAAGGAATGCCAAAATCAACATTGCAGCAGTTTGATAAGGAAAAGGAGGATAGGCAACGGCAAATATTAAGTCCAATTTATAACCGTTTATCAATCATTTTGGATGATTCTTACCTAGCCTCATGTATGGATACCACGGAAGGAATTGACATGCTGGATATAATCAACAAGCGCGGCATGTGTACGGTTATTGATATACCGGATCGACTCAACAGCAGAGAAGCAAAGGACATAATCATAAATCTTTTGACGTTCAAACTCGACATAGCTATGAGCCTGAGAGAAGAAAATAACATGTTCCCTGTCGCAGTGTTCTACGACGAGCCTCACAGATACCTAAGAAGCGCGGACATTTGGAAGAAACTCGCCGTTGAATCTAGAGCTTACCGAATCGCGTTTTATTGGCTCTTTCATTCGTTCGATCAACTCAACAGCGGCGATTCTAAGTTATTGCAGATTATCAAGGATGCGGGGCCGCATTATGTACTGTTTAATTCGTCGGAAGAAACTTATAATTCGCTAAAAAAGCAAATCTCACCTTTCACCGTTGACGAAGCTTTGAAGCTAAAACAACGTCATGCAATATGCATATTCCGTGTAGGCGAAACAAGGTTAAACCCATTGATTGTAAATATGACCGTATAGGAGAACTGATAATGAAACCTAAAGAAATATTTGACCGCAACTTCTGGATCATGACCGCTGTATTATGCGCTATGTCTATTGTGTGCAACATTCTTCACTGGGTGTTCCATATCATATGAGCAATACAACGACACTCCCGAATGGGGGTGTTTTTATTTTGTGTGAATCTATGAAATAATTTACAAAGACTAGTTGACATGTAAAATATACTAGGTTATATTGTACATATCACTTAACAAAAGGAGGTGCAAATGTAAAATGGAAATGGACAACAAGGTAAAATACATCATGGCTAATGTGTCGTATTTTCAAGCATTGAAAGGAACTAACGACTCTAAAACAGCGGCAGAAGTAGGAATTTCAAGACAGGCTTTCCATTTGTGGCGTTCGGGTGAATCTATACCGACTCTGCGAACACTCGAAAAACTTTCAAACTTTCTAGGGTGCAACATTGAAGACTTAGTAAGTAAGGAGAAACCAAATGCCAGTAAGCCGATTCAGCAGCAAGATTCTACCGTTTCTGAGTAAGTACGAACCGAGCAGCAGCAACCCTTTAGACCGTGATTCGGTTCAAGTGTGCGACCTGTGCGACGATAGACGGGCAAAATTCAAGTCGCCTAAAGTTAAGTTTGTATGGTGCGCTTCTTGTGATGAAGAAGTAAAAGAAGGGCTAAATTTAACGGAGGATGATATAAGCTATGTCTAGATTGTTGGAAAAGGCAGAAGAAGCCGGGGAACTAGCAAAGAAAATCAAATTTAACAAAGAGCGCTTAAAGCACATGACAAACGCTAAAAATCAACATTTCCCGCTAGTTATACGGATTAGTGAAGGTAACGGATGCTCGGATGTATCCTGCAACGATGGATCATTACATACTTATCTGATTGATTATTTTTTAGAGGAAATAAAGCATCTTGAATCATTATTGATTCAACTTTTAGAAAACTAAATAGAAACTATGGGAGGTATTCGCGGTGAAAGTAACGTTAAAAGGTTTAACAATGGTTAACTTTAAGTCTCACAAAGAATTATCCTTATCATTCGGCGCATTAACAACGATCCGAGGCATGAATGGCGAGGGCAAAAGCAGCATAGGCGAGACGGTAAGTTGGACGCTGTTCGGAATCGACTTGATGGGTTCTAAGCTTGATCCTACGCCAACCGATAGAGAAGTCGATAAGGTGTATAGTTCCGCACTGCTCAACATTGACGGAAAAGACGTTCTGTTCGCTCGTGAGTTGGTCAAAGGTAAAGCGAATTACTACATAAACGATGTGCCGACCAAGGCGACCGCATTCGATGAGACAGTGAAAAGTATCGCTTCTAAAGATTTGTTCTTATCGCTCTTTAATCCTTCATACTTTCCGGCGTTAAAATGGACAGAACAACGCGAAATGCTCTTATCATACGTATCGGCTCCGGCATCGTCGGAAGTGTTCAAGGAGCTCCCAAAGGCACAGGCTGACGCATTAGCAGCCGCATTAAAGAAGCATAACCTTGCCGACCTCGAAGCACTTCACCGGAAGAACAAGACGGACAAAGAAAAGCAACTTATTGCAGCTAAAGCTAGGCTGGAAACGTTAGAACAGCAGAACACGGCAACACCGCACGATATAGGCGAATGGGAGAAGGCTTTGTCTAATGTTGAAGCGGATATAAAACGCTTGGAAGACGCAAGAGCCGAACAATCCAAAATGGCCGTTGATATTATCACGAAAGAGCGCACCATTAAGGAACTGTTCAGCCGCTTAAAAGAGATTGAAGCGGACGCTAAAAAGTTAACGGAACAGACAGAGTGTTCGACATGCAAACAGGCTATAACCGAGGAAACGAAAGAACCTATCAAGGAAACCATGAAAGCCAACTATAAGGAGTTACGCGGAAAGTATAAAGCATTAACCGAGGAATTATCCGCTATTGTAAAGCCCGATCCGGTAGACGAACAAAAGTTAAACGAATTACGGGAAGACAAGGCAAAGATACAACAAGCCATTCTAACCGAACAGAACCGACAAAAAGCCGCTGAACTCATCGAACAGGCGCGTATGAGCGTTGTAGAGACACAAACGAGCCTGAACGAGTCTATATTCATCCTTGACGCTATCAAGGCTTACAACGGCGCTCAGGCGGTTATACAGGCGCAGAAAGTACAAGCCCTATTTACCACGCTTAGCGTCAAACTGTGGGACGTTCCGAAGACAGGGGAGCCTAAACCGACATTCGAGCTAGAAATGGACGGAAAGCCTTATGCTAAATTGTCGCTAGGTGAAAAGTTACGGGCTGGAATCGAACTAGTTAACGTGCTATCGGTTCAGAGTGGGTTACAGGTTACATGCTTCATCGATAACCGCGAATCGTTGACGAGTGGCGTAGAGTTTACGCATCAGCTTATCGGGGCTTACGCTGTACCAAATCAAACATTGGAGGTAACAACATCATGAGAATACACATTGAAGGGGATTTATACATCAGTGGTACGGGAGTGGGTTACACAATAGACAGGCTTTCCGTTCGTCCGGTCAAGCACAAGAAAACCGGAGTTGTCGAAGCGAAAGAGGTTTACGAGACGGTTAAATGCGGAAACTTCGCTACGTTGTCCGGCGCCGTAAATGGATTGCTTAACCTTAAAACTCAGGAGTCAACAGCTCATACATTGGGCGAGCTGTTACAAGAAATCAAGGAATATAAATCATTTGTTCAATCCAAAATTGAAGTATAAAAGGAGTCCAAAACATGACACAAATAACCCTTTATCAATCAACTGTATTCGGTGATTTAACACCGGAAGACGTTAAAACCGTCCATGAAACAATCGCCACTGGCACGAATGAATCTCAATTCCGTTTATTTATGGGTATCGCTAAGGCATCCGGCGCAAATCCTCTATTGGGCGAGATTCACGCATCCGTATTTCAGGGTAAGTTAACAACACAATTCGGCGTTGATTTCTATGTGAGGAAGGCCAAAGAAACGGAAGGATACCGCGGCTATGACGTTCAACTAGTCCATGATAACGACTCTTTCAAGATGCACCAAGCACGAGCCGAAGACGGACGCTACTATATCATGATTGATGAACACTCTTTCGGGTTCCCTCGTGGGAAGGTTATCGGCGGCTATGCATTCGCCTATAGAGAAGGTTTTGAGCCTTTCTCAATCATCATGGACATAGCGGAAGTGGAACATTATCAGCGGTCACAAATCGGGATGCAGAAGCGTATGTGGACGGATCAACTGCCGGACATGTTCAAAAAACACATGGTGAAGCGGGTGCTTAAAGCGGCTTTTGGTCTGACATTCGAGAACGAGGAACGGGACGCTATACAATCTACTCCATCCGTCGATAACGTGGATTCATACCAACGACAAGACATAACGCCGCCTGACGCACCACAAGCCCCTCAGAGCGGCGAAAAGGGCAAAACGGTTGGTAATGTAAAGAATGTTCAAGACGCTGTTATAACCGAATCTCAGGAGCCTACACAGGCAGAGAAAGACGCTGTAAAACGGATGATCGGCAAAAACTTCGACATGCTTGGTATCAGCGAAGCCACAGACATTCAGGCGTATATCGCTTCTGTGTTCCCTGACTTGGGGAAAAATAAACTCACTTATGAGCAACAAAAGCAACTTGTGGCGCATCAGGAGCAGCAACTGGCAGAAGGGCCGGAACTGCCGGAGGAATTGGTATGAAAATAACATTCCTTTCAACGGGGAGTAAGGGGAACAGTATAGCCATCCAAACGGGTGGCTGTACCATCCTTATCGATATTGGATTGAGAAAGACGAAAGCGGAACAATGCTTGCTTAATTCGGGAATCAGACCGGATGAGATTGACGCTATATTTCTTACTCATGCCCATTCGGATCACGTTCAGGGGTTGCCATTGGCTTTTAAGTGGGGTATACCTATATTTGCATCAGAAGGAACGTTTAAGAGCCTCAAAATGGATTTAAGCGAGTTTGACACTTTGAAACATGGTCAGACAACAGGAATAAAAGGTGTAGCGGTAAGAGCCTTTCATACTCACCATAATGATTATGAATCGCTAGGCTATTCGTTTTACGACAACGACAACAACAAAGTTTCCGTCTGCCTCGATACCGGACATGTAGACGCGGAAATGATAGAAGCTATGCGCGGTTCAACGCACTACATAATCGAGGCAAATCACGATGTAGATAAGGTTATACTTTCGGATTATCCCGAAGCGGTAAAGGCGCGTAACCTATCCGATTTAGGACACCTAAGCAATGATCAAGCAGCGGAAGCGTTAGCGCAACTTGTGAAAGGGAGAGGGGAAAAAGTATACCTTTGTCACCTTAGCAAGAAGTGCAATACAGAGTCATTAGCCTTACATACGGTTGTATTGGCATTGGCGAAAAAAGGTTTTATGAGCGGAATACATTATGATGTGGAGGTTGTATAAATGAATGTATGTTGTTTTGTTGGCAAATTGATTAAGGAACCGGAAATTCGATATTTAAGTTCAGGCGTAGCTACTTGCTCGTTCGCTATATCCGTCTATCCCTTTGCACAGGGGGAGTATAAGTCAGACTTAGTTAATATCGTAGCATGGCGTAAACAGGCTGAGTGGGCTTCCGAGAACCTACGCAAAGGCTCCATGGTTTCTATCGAAGCTCGGTACAGCCCACGTAGTTATGACAATAACGAAGGGAGAAAAGTACACATTCACGAGTTCACCGCGAATAACATCAGATCGTTAGAGCGTGGCGAACGGCAGGAGCAGCGTGACCCGTTCCAAGATGACGGTAAGCCGATTGATATTTCAGATGATGATTTACCATTCTAAACCTACTCAAACGCTCCTAACGGGGCGTTTTTTCTTGTTAAAAATAAGTGTTGACGTTTCCGAATAGAAACTGTATGATTGGGGTATGAATAGTTACTACATAGAAACTAAATGGAGGTAATGACAAATGAACTTTGAACAACAATACCAAGCACAATTCGCGGTGATTGCAGAAAAAGCTCCTATCGGCTCTAAAGTGTTCGGAAATGACCGTATTTACACTGTAACTGATTATGAAATCTGCAACGGGAAACACGGTGTTGTAGGTGTCGACAAACAAGGCAACGAAAAAAGCCTTTACGACTTCGAACCAATCAGCAGCGACAGCCAAACTTGTTCCCGCTGCGGAGGTTCCGGTAGACACTCTTACAACATCAGACACGGTTCAGTATGCTATGGGTGTGAAGGTAAAGGAACAGTCCCTAAACTTCCTAAAGCAGCGACTAAAACCATGAAATTAGTTGTTGTAACCGATAAAACGCCATTCAAGCAAGGCCAAGAAGTTAAAGCGAAATTTATCAACGTATCCGAGAAATACGAAGAATTGATTTTCATGGTCGAAGACAAAAGCGGTGTAGGTTTCAAAATGCGTTTATCGCAAATTAAAAAGAATTGCGAGGAAATGAAATGAGGATGAAACGGAGTTGTTATAATTGCAAAGCCAACGAAGGGAGCCGATGCTCCCTTGGCTTTGAAACGAAAAAGATTCATGTTCCTATTTTGTACGGTTTAGACGTTATCGAAAAACCGCTAGAGCCTTGCCCCAAGCCAATGACCATTATGCAATTAATTAAATTTGAAGACAGCGAAGAATACCAAAAAATTAGGCGACAACAATTAGAAAGGTGGTTAAAACAATGAAACCACTAGAACAGGTTGTGACCGCTTCTGAATGGGCGAAGCATTGCGGCGTAAGTGTCCAATACATTCGCCGCTTATGCGTAGAGGGAAAGCTTAAAGCGCGACAAACGGAAGAAGGCGTATGGCTCATACAAAGACCGAAACCCCGCACCTAATCGGCGGGGTTTTTTATATCCCATTTTCTAGCATGATCCATTTTATCCATGCGCTCAATAATATCCTCGAAGCAGCCAGAAAACATAACGTTTAATATCCACAATGATGTTAAAAAAACCACACGAGCCATTGATGAACACCTCCCGCATATAGTTTGCCCATGATCCCCTATGAAGCATGTGCGAAAAATATTCCACTTTGCGGAAAATATGTGTTGACGAGTCTATTATATTTATGCTAGATTAGTGAACGGGAGGTGAATTTCAGTGAATCAAAATAACGGTCTAATGAAAATCGATGATATTGCACAGGCTTTCGGAGTAACTGAGAGAACCGTTAAAAACTGGCTGAAACAAGGTGTGCCACGTTATCAAGCTGGAAAGATTCTACGCTTTGACTTGGAAAAGGTTAAGGAGTGGATGGAGACCAGAGGGGAGGGGAAGGAATGAAAAAAAATTTCTATGGAATCGTTGTAAAAAGAACACTATCTGACAAAGGATTGGATTATACTTTCCCGAATTGGAAAGAAGCGTCGGATTTTGTGAAACTTTCACTCGACCACGGTTATTACGTTTTGATTAAAGATGTGGAGGAACTTGAAAAAGCCACAAACGAGGGTGAATAACCCGTATGAAAAACTTCTTAGGGCTAGATCGCGGAATCAGGGAACATTGGGTTTATAAGGATTCGCAATACTTTCATTGTTGGTCTGAAATGCTTCTCTTGGCTCGATATTCCGAAGAACCTTTAACGGAAATGTATGAGGGTGAAATAGTTACCGTTAAGTATGGCGAATTTATCTTTGGTAGACCTAGTTGGGGAAGCCGATTGAATATATCGGACGGTAAACTTAAACGGTTTATTGAAAAGTTGGTCAAAGATACCATGATAGTCAAGGTTAAACAGTATAGAAAATGTACAGTTTACAAGTTGGTGAACTATGAAGAATACAACAAAAAGCGACCAGCGAATGACCATCAAAACGACCAGCAGAGCGACCAGCAAAAAACGTTGATACAGCAAGGGCTTGACCTATTCTCCGACCAGCAGAGCGACCAGCGAATGACCATCAAAACGACCAATAAAGAAGATAGTAAAGAAGTAAAGAATAAAAACACTCTGTACCGCTTCGCTGAGTTTTGGGACATGTATCCTAAATCAGTATCGAGACCTGATGCTGAATCAGCTTGGAAGTCAATGCTCAAACGAATGAACAATGAACCTGAACCAGTGTTTAATGCACTAAAAAATTATATACAACAGATTCAGGATGAAGGAACGGAGAAGAAGTACATCAAAAACGCTGCTACATTTTTGAATAAGGACAGGTGGAAAGACCACGAATCTTATACACCTAGTACAAGCATATCCGATTTAGATAAAAATATTCCTAATCCTGATGAACGAGAAAAAGAAAGAAGAAAATTGAAAATGCAAGCGCAACAGATGACATTCGGGGAGAACATGTAACCATGCATTATAACGATGAAGCAGAATCATATGTCATGTCGGCTCTGCTTGATAACCCTGAGACATTCTACGACATAGACACCATTTTAACCGCTGATGATTTGTACTATTCCCGAAATCGAACATTGTTCAAGGCTATAAAGTATCTGTTCGACAAGGGTTCTTATGATGTTCGGACATTGGTTCACATACTCCGAGAGAAAAACAAACTCGACGAAGTTGGTGGAGTTGCTTACATAGGTGAACTAAGAGCGGTAGGCGGCAACAAACTTTTAGCCAAGGTTTATGCTGAACGGGTGAAAGAGCAAAGTTTATACCGTAATGCTGACGCAATAGCCGTGAGGATCAAAGAAGAAATAGCAGCAGCTAAGGAAAACGGCGATATAGGAGTTTTTACGAACAAGGTTTCGGAGCTGTTTAACAGTTTCAACCCTTCACGAGAAAGCCGTATGCGGCACATATCCGAAGCGGTTGTAAGTGCGAAGGAAAAGAGTAAGCAACCGAACATTTCCCCTTTACTCGGATTTAGTCACATCGACAAGTGGATGAAGGGTATAGGAACGGAGCGACTTATTGTTATCGCCGGAAGACCGGGGACAGGTAAAACGGCTTTTTCCTTAACGGCATGTCGGAACATAGCTAGGCAAGGTTATGGGGCGGTTCCAGTGTTCAGTATGGAAATGAGCGGCGAGGAATTGGTTAACCGAATGTTAGCTGATATGAGCGGAGTACCATTCCAAACAATCATGACGCACTCTTTCCAAGGTGAACAGGAGAACGTAGTCGAAAAGGCTAGACAGCGATTGTGTGAAATACCGCTGTACATTGACGATACGCCGCGTATGGACTATGACCATATAGTTTCACAGTGTCGGCAACGGAAGCGGGAAAACGGCAAACTAGGGGCTGTAATGATCGACTATCTCGGACTTGTGAAACTGTACATGAAGAAAAATCAAAACAAGTCTGACGCTATCGGAGAAATAACCGGAGACTTGAAGCGTCTTACACGCGAATTGGGGTGCAGTATTATCCTGTTGGCTCAAATGTCCCGAAAGTTTGATGACCGGAGTGGGAAGAACAAAAGACCTGTTTTGTCGGACTTGAAGGACAGCGGAAACATAGAACAAGATGCCGACATGGTAATATTCCTTCACAACGATAAAGACAAGGCAAAGGGTAACAAGGATCATATTGATTTCATCGTCGAGAAGGGAAGACAAACGGGTGTAGCGGACTTTGAACTTTGGTTCAACGGAGCTATACAACGGTTTGAGGTGAAGGAATGAGCCTAGACACGGAGCAACACCTTAGAGAGACGTTCTTGAAGATCGTAACGGGCGCGCTAGAGCGGAAGAACATCAGCCAAGAGGACTACGAGAACTTGCTTTTGATGCCGATAAGCAACTTAGAACACCTTGAAACGGCTTATAAGGAACTGAACAAAGCAATCCTTTTAACCAAAATGACCGAGTTAGACAACCTCCTATCGATGGACATTCTCACCGACGAAAAGCAGCAGGAAGCACAGGCTGAGTATGATCGACTATTAACCGAATTGGAGAAGGTGCGAAAATGAGCGAAAAGGTAAAGGTTACGAAAGAGCAAGCGAAAGCGATA